ATTCCTGTGTTCTTTTCTTCTTGGTATTGTGATATTTGTTCTTGAAAATATTGTTCATTCGGAAAATTATCGTCAGTTAGCTCTCCTACAGTTGTAGCTTGTGCCGAAAACATTCGTCCTTTTTCGTATGGTGTTAAAGGATTAGCTGGAGCTTCGTTCCAACTTTCGTTTCTAAGCCACTTTTGAGGATAAGGTACAAACTTTTCCTCCCTGCTTGAAAGCAAATGATTAAACTTTTGTGCTAATTCTTCTGCTGTAAACTCAGTATCTATCTTAGAATAAGCCTTATAAGCGTCATTTTTACCTACCTTTCTTCCATTTAAAGCTGACCAAAATCTATCAAAATCTTCTCTATCTCTATTATATTCTATTCTTGTAGTATTCTTCTTTATAGTATTATCCTTGAGGTTTTTATCAATAGGGGTATAGACATTTTTGTCATGGGGGGTATTGATAATTTTGATAATACGCCTCTTAATCTGTTTACCCTCATATTCTAAGGTTATTGTTATAAATCCTCTGTCTTCTAGTTGTGAAAATGAACGAGATATTGTTTCTTTTGTAACTTCGTAAATACGAGCAAAATAGCCATTAGTAGCCCAACAATGTCCTTCTTTATTAGAAAGTGCAGAGACCTCTGCAAATAGCAATTTGCAAAAATGAGACATGTTGCTATACCTTACACTAGCAGGAATAACAGCATAATAATTTGGTTTTTCTTCCATTCGTAGCTCCTGGGTTTATTATAAATAAATAGTGTTTTTTTGTCAAGTGGAGTGGGATAGGTTTGTTGCCTAAAGACTGGGAGGTACGAACAGCCGAAAGAATTCCTATCCCTCCCATATTCTACATTATTTTTTTAAAATGGTACATCATCTTCTCTTGCTGGTTTTTTAAAAGCAAGTGCGTACATTTTAGGTGTTAAATACTCGACAAATTCAAAAGCGTCAGTTGGTGACACTTCTTTCTTTTTTCCTACAGTTCCAGCTGCAATTAAAGCAGCAGCAAGAACACAAGCGTCTTTTCTAGCCGACTGTAAATTTATGTTATCTTCACGGCTAACTTCGCCTTCTGATTCTTCTACTAACTCTTTAGGTGTTCTACTATAGTCGGTTGATTTAACATGTTTATCCATAACCGAATCTAACTGACTGTCTTTTTCATCATCTGACAAATCTAAAGACTTAATAAAATAAACATCATTGTTTGACTCAGTATCTTGTGCGTGGTCATACACCATTTTAATAGGTGTTCCTGCTGTATAAGTTACAGACATACCACTTGATTTAGTCATGTAAAAATTTTTACCATTAACCGTTACACCATTCGCAACCTTTTCTTTATTAATAAGAACTTTGTCTATTGTTGCTGTAAGCTCACAACCTTTCTGAACAGTTTTTAATCCCATTGACCTTCCTCCTCTGCTATTGCTTTTAAGTCTGGCTCTGGCAAACATGACATTCTTCTTTCAACTTCTTTTTCTAAGTCTTCATTAGATATGTCTGGATTTTCGGCTAAAATTTCTTCAGCTAAATCTTCCATAATAGAATCATTGATTGGGTGACTCATTGTGACCTCCTAGTCGGACTGCAAGATGGTGTGTACATATCCAGTCCATAAATTTTTTATTGTCTAAACTAAACCCTTTTTTGCTTGGGTGGCTTTTTCGTAATCGCAACTTCATAGCTTCTGGATTATCACACAACCAGCTGAAATGCGAATGCTTCCACAAGTTTTCTACAAACTCATCTGGGTTAGCAGCGTAAAAGATTTTTGGGGAGTCTTGTTCCCTAAACTCTTTTTTCGTACCGAAATAATATTTTTTTCTCATATTATCGACCTCCATACTATAAATATATACACAAATATAAAATTGTCAATAGACGCTTTACAAATATATACAATTTAGGTAGGTTAATACTATGATTAAACAAGATATTAGAGAAATTACTAAGTTACGGCTGTTTGACAACCTATCATACGCTAGAATTGGGTCTAAATTAGGAGTAACTAAACAATATTTGTCCTTTTTGTGTAATAAAAGGAAAAATCAACCAGAAGTGATTAATCAAGAACTTGCTGTTGAGTTTGAAAAGAACAAAAGAGGCTACGAGTTGCCAGACCAACTTAGAATAAAAAGAAAACTTTTAGGTTTAACACAAGCCCATGTTGCAAAACAAGTTGGCACTTTTGCTCCAGTTGTTACTAGAATAGAAAAAGGTAAATTAAAGAATTCTATTTTTATTCAAAGAATAGCTGACTATTTAGACATATAGTTCATGCCATTAACTAAACATTCGTATTGATTGCTTTTGTTTGGTATAAACATATATTGTTCAACACTAAAAAGTTTTGACGGACTTTCATATATTGTTGTAAAGCCTCGTTGTGTATTGTCAAATGCAGAATATAAACCATCTGGCATTTGAGATAAGTCAGCCAAACAAGCATTAGCCCAACAACCTAATAAACTGCCGTCCATTTGTGTAGTTATTGTCATATCAAATCGGTGGTGATGTCCAACTATTGTGTTTCTATTAGTGTGCATTAAATGAACATTGGCTATATGTTTAGGTGTAACAAAGCCCTTCTTTTCATGTCCGTGCATATAATAAAGTTTTTTGTTTAATGTAAAAGGAGTTTTTACTTCTCGTATTTCAAATTTTTTAAACTCTAACAATTCTCTAATAGACAAACGGTTTTTTAAAAATGGTGCTAGAGCGTTTACACTAGACATAATCTTTTTTTGCATTCTTTGTTCATGATTACCTTCAAAGAAAAACATCTTTGCTTTAGGAGCTAACTTCCTTAAATCATTAAGAAATTCAACAGATTCAAAAAGCTCTACATCTATATTGCTATTGGTTAAATCAGGACTAAAAGAACTAATAGGGTAATAATCTATCAAATCACCACCCAGAATAATATTATCAAACTCAGACAACTTAAAGTCTTTAATTATTTCTAACGCTAGACGCAAGGCTTTTTTGTCCTGATATGGTATATGTATATCAGAAAGAAAGACTGTTCTAGTGTGTGTCTTCTTTTTTTTCATCTTTCTCAACTCTACGATTTATTTCTTCATAGTAGTAGTGCTCATTAACATCTTCTAAAACAAATAATATATCTTTAAGTAACGCTTTCATGTTATTGTCAGTTCTATAGTTTTTTGTTACATACATATTTAATTTCAAAAATTTATCATAAACATTGATGAAAGATTTTTCTAACATCTCCTCATTCAAACTTTTTCCTCGCCTCCATAAATTCCTTTATGCTCTGTACGGCAATTCCTTTTTTAACCATCTCTGTTGAAAAGCGTAACAAATACCAACCTAACATACAAGCATTGTTATATTTTTCCAAATCTTTAATAAATGTACTAGCACGATTATGTCTCCCGTATTGCCAAATACCACCTTCAATTTCTACAGCAAGTTTTTGTTCTGGAAACGCTAAATCGAATCTCCACTTTCTTGTTTCATGAAATCTATATTCAAAATGTGGTTTTGGTATTTTAGAATAGTCTTGCAGTTGTACAGCCAAATATTTGGAATAATCTATCTTGGGTTTCTTTTTGACTGAAATGGACTGCTCTGTTGGTCTAGCCATCTCTCGAATCCTCTTGCTCGACGCTCTGCAATCTGATTAGCCTCAGCTTGTGCGTCTGCTAGTTTTTCTATTGACTGTGCAATAGACCTAGTAAGCTCTAGGTTAGCTCCATTCCCGTTGTGGTTTCCATTGTGATTGTGTTTTTTCATCATATATAGTATTGCCAACACCCCGAGTATCGGTGCTGAGTTGAGTAAAGATAATATAAGTTCAGCTTCCATTTAATAATTGCCTTAATAATGTGTTTTGCTCTTGGCATTTTTTTAAATCCATGACACTTTTTATTGCGTCTTGTTCTCTTAAACATAAGTATTGCTCACTTTCATCAGGATTACAATCAACAAAAACAATTTTGTTGTATTTTATTTTTTTTGGTAGTTCTCGTTTAGAAACTAACGGATTAGAGCATGATACGAGCACTAATAAGAGTAAAGCAATGATAATGTATGAAAAAGGTCTAAACCCCTCTAATTTGCCCTTTAAAACGCTTCTGAGAGCATTTAACATATTTTTCTATCCTTTATTCCTAATTTTGTTTAATTCTTTTGCTAAACTTTCGTTTTCTTTGTTTTGTAACCGATAATTCCAATCGTCTATCTTTTTTTGTGTTTCTTTTTCATGTTCTAGTATTGTTATTTTGTCTTTTTGGGTTTGCACTCGCTCCTCTAATTTTTGCACTTTTCTCTTTTGGAGATAACCCATTAAAAGAGCAAATGCTTTACCCAATAAATTTGAAATAATTTCACTAATCATTTTTGCTATCATGTTCAATCAACTCCATAGAAGTATCCCGTTCAGGTATTCCCAAATCTTCGTATATTTTATCGGCTATCTGAGCTGCTCCATATGTGTCATCTGCTTCAACAAGTTGTTCGTATAAAATAACACGATTTACATTGTCAACAATGATTAGTTTATATTTCAACTCTTTTTTTCTCGTAAAACCATAGCGACTAAACCTGCGACTGCTGCTGCTGCTGTTGAAATCATTGTCCATTGTTCTGCTGTTAAGCCAACGGCTATCATTATACCAGACAGTCCAGCATAAGTGCTAGGCTCTTTTAGTCTATCTAAAATTGTCCACATAAAAACCTCCTTTTTATAATTGCCATGCGATAACAGTTCCTTGTACATCTTCTTTGGCGTTAGCTGAATTGTTAAACGCAAGGTATGTCATTATAACGCTTCCAGATGATACTGGAAACGCTCTAAAATTTCTTACTGATGGGTCTCCACTTGAGCCTGCTACATACCCACCGAATGTAACACCATAGTGTCCTGAAAATGGAACTGACCAAGTTATTGTATATTCACCTAATTGGTTTCGTACTACTGAAGAAACATTTTCACTATCATAAATTGAGCCAACCGAACTAAAGCTCACCCATGCTTTTGTCATTCCAGGAACAACAGGTGCTCCAGTTGAGCCTGTTGCAACAGCAGTAAAGTTTTCTTGCAAAGCATTCATATTGCTTGCTGTTAAAACTTGTCCACTTGTAAAACTTAAATTTGTCCAACCCATATCAATCAAAAATTATTACTAATCCCTCATATACATCTTCAGCAGAAGTTGCACTTGAATTACCTGCTCTAAAATAAACTATCTCAAAAGAACTATCAGGTGTGCTAGGTCTATTGCCTATTAAACTTCTTACAGAAGCGTCTGAATATGCTACATTTGCTGTAAATCCACTTGTAAGTGTAAAAATTTCACGAGTGGTTAAATTTGCTAATGATATTGTTTGTGTGCTTAAAGAAAATGGTGTTGTTGGTGTAATTTTATATTGTCCTGTTGCAGTATAAGTTAATGAAGTAATATTTCGTCCTGCTATTATGCTACCTTGTGCAGAAAAATGAACAGCCTTAGTTGTTCTTCCACTCATTTTTGGTGCACCAGTAGCTCCAGAAGCCAAAGCGTCAAAGTTTTCATCAAGAGCATTCATTTTGCTAGCTGTTAATGTTGAGCCAAAATTAAACTCTAAATCTTTCCATGCCATTTAACTGTTTACTCCCATTGATATACTACACCATAAATAAAGTCAGCGTCTTCTGCTGAGTTAGCTGAAGCATTAGCAGCATGATATCTAAATGTGGCATTTGAAGTAGTTAAAGTTCGTGCATTACAAGCTCTTACTGAGCCATCAGATATTGCTGCATTTGACCTAGCTACATTGGCACACCCATAATAAGTGTTAGACATAGGGTTTGTAAATGTAACTGTATAATCTCCTACAGAGTTTAATGTTAAAGAGCTAATTAAACCTTGAGGATTTGCATAGACTCCTCTTTCATTGTTGCCTGTATATCCACAAAATTGAAACCAACCCATAGGTCTAGGTATTCTAGGAGCAGAATCGTCTCCATCTGCTATTGCGTCAAGATTACCATCTAATTGACCCATTATTGTTGCAGTCAGCTTTTGTCCAGCAGTAAAGGCAAAATTGATAAAACTCATGACAAAATTATACCATACTACCCTAAAACTCCAATTGTTCCGTCTAATGTACCTAAATCAACATCATTTAATTCAAATACTGTAACATTGGCTATTGCTATGCCGTGACCAGAAGATAACTCTAGTTCCATAGTAAGGTTTTCTAAACTAACTCTTGTTTCAATTAATGTATATGCTTGGTCTTGAAAACCAATTTCATCTGAATAAAGATAAATTATGTCGCCTAATTGTTGTTGTTGATATTTCATTGGAACTGTAACATTTACAGCTATTTCTGGAATTCTTCGTCTATATAAAATTCTATCAGCTAAATTTTTAGCTGTGGCTGAATTTGTGTACCAAATATAGCTTTGTGTAGGCTCTTTTGTTACTGCTCCAAAACTGTTAACTGAGGCACTATTAGCAAAGGTAACAAAAGCGTTAGGAGCGTCAGTCAGAGCAGCGTTAGATTGCACAGTTATAGATAAAGGCATAGTGTATCTATTACACATGTCATACGCTTCTCCTGATGTACGGATACTAATAATATCTGCTTCTGATACTGTTGCACTAAAACTTACTACGCCAGTTAAGTTTCTTTTAAAATAAAGTCTATTGTCTGCTTCTACATATATTGCTGAATCTGTCATTTCTGCAACATTTTGTAAGAATTGTAGGTAGTTAGTGCCATAAGGAATAAACCCTCGACAAGTTATGCTTTCACTACCTATAGTGTTTTTCCAAGTTAGCCAACTATCGTAATTAATCTGAGGATTAGTATAACAATCTACACTACTAAATTTAGCTCCAAAACTATTTGCAGTTAAAGCTGTCCAAACTAAATCAGCTGGATTGTATTCAGCATTGTCAAAATAAACACCTGTTCTAGATTGTGTTTCTGTTGAAAGAAATGTTTGACTAAGAATATTCATTCTATCTCTAAAAGATAAAGTTGCTAGGTTTCCCTCATAAGAAACTCGGGAAAGAAAACCACCACCCATACTTAAAGCATTGTAGCTATATGGACTTGTATCTTCTATATATCCAAACCTTACTTCGCCTGCTGCATTTCTAAATAATGTTCTGTCCGAAATTACTGTGTTCATTAGTTGACTAGCGTTTTCCATTGTTACTGACCAGTCTTTACCTACAACATCTTTGTAACCTCTTGATATTGTTGGGTATCTAACTACTCTATCGCTTAAATCAGAATTGACCCATGTAAATTCTAATTGCATTGATTGAGGATTGGTACTAGCGTTTCTACTTAAAAAGAATGAATCTGCGTCATGTCCTATTTTTGCTACACTAAATTGTTCAGTTATTTCAGTTATAGACCCAACAGATGTTAGAAAATCAACTCCTGTTACACCTAAACTATTTTTAATTCTTATACTACCTACAAGAGTTTCAAAATCGACTCCTGTCGGACTCATTGCTTCTACTGATACAGCAACAGTTGGCTCACCAACAGCTGTGCTTAAATCTACACCATCTGGAGCTACACCAGCTACATAAATGTAGTAGTGCATAGCTTCCCACCACCAACCTCTGCCTATGCGTGGTTGTTGAGGGGTAACATAATAATGATACGCTTGTCGTGAAAGTGATAAGTTATAACTGCCGAGTGCCATAGGTTAATGATACCCTATGAATTAGAATGTTGTAATTTCCCAAGGCAATGTTGGTGCTGTTCCACTACTTAAAACTATTGTAATCGAATAACCTTTATTGGTGTGCATTGGTGGTTGAAAATACATTGGCTCTAAAGTTTGCGTTCCTTCAAATGCGTCATTTGTAACAACTTTTAATCCACTTGCAACAATGGTGCAATTCGCAATATCTACGCCAATTTTTGTGTCTGCTGACATTGGAGTTAAATCAATTAAAGCTGAGTATATCCCAACAGCTGCACTAGAATAAATTAGTGTGCTTCCTGATAATGCTGTTGCTCCTGTTTTGACTACTGTTTGTGCCATATTATTTCTCTCCTAATAAATCAGTATCCCATATTTCTCTAAGTTCTTCAATTGTTTCAGCTGACTCAATTTCTGGTTTGTTTGGGAAATCTCTTAATAGTTGTTTTTTGTTTACAATCTCTGTAACTTTCCCATCAGGGTTTTCCATAGATTGAAACCATGCTGCGTCTAATTCTGCCCACTTTGCAGCTCTTTTAAATCTAATTTTGTCTCTCCAGATATCTCTGGCTTTTTCCATGTTAATTGTTATTTTCAATCTGCCACTCCATCAGTTAAATCATTTTCATCAACTGTCCATGCGTCTCTAAACTCATTATGTTCTGGTAGTTCAGAAACATCAACTATTTTGTATTTTTTACCAGTAGGCAAATCTTTTTTAGCTACTTCATCTAGCGTTAGTTCTATGTTTGGTGCAGGAAATGTTACTGCCACAATACCATTGTCTTGAAGCCATACAATTACTTTACTCATCTATCTCTCCACCATCTTCTACCCATTTTAAAACTTGGTTATAGTGTTTGTTACCTATTTCCATAGGTACTGCTGATATTACACCATTGGTATAAGTTACTATTAACTCATCTATTCTTTCATCTGTCATGCTATCGTATTGGTATGCTACTTCTTCAATTATATCCATTATAATTCACTCTCTGCTATCCAAGCATAATAATATCCATAGTTTTGATTAAATGCACTTGTTTTTGCTGCAAAAAGAAATCCATAATCCATAAGGTGTTGTGCAACCACTCCTGTTATTTTTGCTGCATTATGTATTGTATAAACTGCTCCACTTGTTCCATCTTGATGATAAAGTGTAACTGTCGGTGTTGCTCGTTTACGAGTATTGAATCTGTTGCCACCAGCAGCTCCCGTTGCTGCTCCATCAGTTGCACTACCTACTCCCATTACAACTTGTTGTCCTGCATATTGTCCAACAGTTCCCCATGACATTGAAGTTTCATAATATCTTTCACAATCACTTGCTGTTTGACTAATTGGTTTTCTGTCAAAAGCTACTGCCGATTCAGTTGGAGTTAATTGTACATCAGTAATATGTAAACTATCATCTGCGTCTGTATCTGTTACATCACTCCAAATGAAAACAGCTACATTTTTAGTGTTACTTGTATCTATATCTATATTTTCTATTTTGTATTCTGCCATTGAAGTTGTTACATTTAAATCTGCTGGTGTATTTTCATAAGTCCACGAAGTTGCTAGGGTAGGATTTGTGTCCTCTGCTCCCCATGCACTTACTATATCAGAAGTTGGACTATCTACTGTACCTGCCCAAGATACTATTGCTGCCTTTACATTGTCTAATTTTCCACTTCCAGCAACCTTCGCATAGAAACTTAAACTTGCTTTACCACCAATTAATTCATGACAATTATTTGACTCTATAATTTGAACAATTCCAAATTTTTTATCTACTGTTTCAACTTCTAATTGACAATCCCACTCGCTACCACCCTCAACACCAGTCGGGTCTCTTTTTACATCTACAATGTCATTTCCATCACTTAATAAAATCCATCTATCCATAACATATGTATCATCATTATTGGTAACTGGTGTACTAGCAGCTGTTATATCTGTTCCTCTTTGCCATATAACCATGTCGCCATTTATTAAAGCATTACTTGCTCCACCAACTGTTGCACTATCTCCTAATGCAACTGAATTTCCATTAAGAGTAATAGCAGAATTTGCTAACTTAGCATTTGTTACTGCTGCGTTTTGTATATCATCAGTTCCAATATTTTTTACACTATCTGCAACTGCCATATCTTACTCCTGTATTTTCTCCCATTCCTTATTGTCCTCATTCCATAAATAATTATGCCCATCTTCTGGAAAAGGTGTTGGTGGATTCCATTTAAAATTTTCTTTATCTAAACTCCAAGATGGATATGGTTGTGGAGAATAAAAAGCATTATTTTCTGCGTCATATGTATATCCTATTCCTGCATAATTGTCTTTGGTGGTTTCAATCCATTCTCCTGCACTTGAATCTACAAAGGTGTCAAAAAATTCTTCTTCTGCTACGATTACCTTTAATACCTTATTGTCTAAAACTTTTGCCCAATATCTCATTTTATATCCTATATAGCATACCTTATTATAACTACTCCAGAGCCTCCATCTCCACCAGTACCAATTGTAGAAGTTGGAGCAACTCCTCCACCTCCACCACCAGTATTAGCAGTTCCATCTGCTGCTGCTGTGGAATCTGAGTTAGACATTCCTCGTCCTCCTCCACCATTTCCACCAGCTCCAAATCCACCAGTTCCTTGTGTAGCTCCACCACCTCCACCAGCTCTATAAACTGCTGCTCCAGTAATGGAAGATGATTCGCCTACTCCACCAGCTCCACCTTGTTCACTTCCTGATGAGCCACCACTTCCAGCTCCACCGACTGCTCCTTTTCCACCACCACCAGCAGCTCCCTTCCAAGCTCCAGAAGTTGTTGTTCCACCATTGTTTCCTTGTCCAGCAGTACCAGTTCCAGCACTACCACCACCATCTCGTCTATTGCCACCACCAGAGCCTCCGTTACCTCCATTAGCACTACCACCAGCTCCACCACCACCACCTGTGGCAGTAGCTACTGTTCCAAAAACACTATTGCTACCATTAGCTCCAGCAGCATTACCATTAGCGTCTCCTGCTCCACCTCCACCAATTGTAATGGTGTGTGCTCCAATAGCAAGGGTATGACCTGTGGCAGCTAAATAGCCACCTGCTCCTCCCCCACCTTGACCACCACCACCACCACCTGCAACAACTAGATAGTCAATACTAACAGTTGCTCCTACAGTCGTGAAAGTTCCAGAGGCGTTGAAGGTATGAATTTTGTAGCCACCAGCTTCGGTAATAGTTCCACCAGTTGCTTCAAATTGTGTTAATTCTTCGTGATTGTCAGATATTACTATCCAACCTTGTGTTGCGTCAATATAAATTAATTTTACTGCTTGTCTATCTGCGTCTAAATAAGCGTCATTAGCAGCTCCTTTTATTTTTAATGAGTTTCTACCTAATGTAATATTGTTTGAAGAAAAAGTTCCAGCATAATCTACGATTCCAATAATATCATTTGTACTAGGACTGGCAGGTAAAGTTACAGTAAAAGCTCCACCAGTAGTATTGCATGGATATCCTTTTCCTGATTCGGCAGTAAACCCAGTTGTTTTAACTGTTTGCCATTCAACTTCGCCTTCTAATTGTATTCCTTGTATTGGCATACTACACCTTCATAATGAAGGGGTCGCTGGAAGCCCATGTTACATTAACAGTACCACCATCTGGCGTTAACGGGAATCCAGTTCCTTCACTCTGTATAAATATTAATGGACTTGTAGATGAATTTGCTGTGGAAACATATAATATTATTCCGTTTATATCGCCACCAGTTACACTTGCTATTGCTAAATCGTCTGCGTCTAGCCTACCAGAACTAACTGCCACATTAGCTAATGTTGCTGTGGCTTGAATTGCTACTTGTGGTACATTTGCTAAAGTTGTATGAGCAGCACTAAAAATATATCCTGAGTTTGCATTAGCTAGAGTATTAACTAAAGCTGCTTTTAAGGTAACTGAGCTTAGGTTTGCACTTCCTACTGCTAAATACTGTCTAAAAGAATCATATACATGTGCCATGCTAAATTATACCTTAAATTTTGAGTTTACCCTATATTGTTTCAATTACAATCTCACCAGCATAATATGTCCTAAAATACGGCAAATCAAATTTGCTAAATGGTGCTCTTACTCCTACAATCCTTACTGAGTAATAGGAATTTGCAAATGTATCGTCTTCAATAAACCTTAAATCTGTTGCTGTTCTAAACCAAGAATTCACTTGTGCTACCTTAGACGAACTTACATAAGTCATTGGTATAGTCCATGTGTTAAATGTAGAAGCTGGTGTTATGTAAGTGTACAAGTCTCCACCTTTTGTTCTTATATCTTTTTTATTCAATCGTTCATTAAACGAATAACCATAGCCAGTTTCATCTTGTATTTCTATATAACTTGAATTAGGTACTCCCAATAAAATACTTCCCATTATCGTGCTTCCTCAAATTTTAGCGTTGTAGTTGAGCCTGCTTGCCCTAAATTGTTTAAAGCTGGTAGTATTTTTTCTTGAGTAAAGTCAACCCAGTATTGCATTGGTCTGTTTAATAAAGCGTCATCTAAACTTGCATTAGGAAACATTTGTAAACTTTGTATAACTATTGGTCTTCCTGCGTTTGGCTCTATTCTACCACTATTGTTAGGTACAAAAAGCTCTGGACCTGCTTCTCCTACGACATAAGGATTGCCACCTGTTACAGGACCACCATGTTGTCTTTTTCCAAACCCAAAAACACTTATTGCTTTTTTTGGTATTAATTTTCCTAAAACATCTGCTCCTGGTACTGCCGTTGCTGCTGCACCTTCTTTACCACCACCAAGCAAACTTATTCCAGGAAACTGAAATCCTAAAGCTGCCATAAGTGTTCTCATTAAAATCATTTGTACAATCATTTTAGTTATTTGTGCAATAACTTGTTTTGCCATATCTTTAAATAAAGCTGACATGCTTTCCTTGAAATTTTTACCATCTACTATCATATCGGCAAAAGACTGACCTACGCCTTCTGCAAAATCTATTGCTATAGTTCTAACAATTAAATTTTGAAATGCGTTTTTAAAATCGGTCATGTTTATTGTTATTTCTTTACTAAACTTTTTAATCGACCTATGAATACGCTGTGTGATATTGTTAGGGTCGTCTGGGTCGTGGTCGCCGAGTAACGCTGCGAGTGGACCTCTTTTTTCTTTGTCTTCTGTTAGGTCTCTACCCATTAAGCTATCTTCAACCCCTTTTCTATCTCCACCTATACCCATAGCCTTGTTCAAGGCTTTTAATTTTTCTGTTTGTTCTTTACTTGTTAACTTGCTTAATTTGTTAGCTATAAAACTAAGACCTTTACTTATATTGTTAAATGTATTTCCAAGACCTGTAAAAACTGAATTAACTATTCTTATAACCATAACAAGCGAATTAAATGCAAAAGTTAAACCTTGGACAAGGGTGCGTAATATTTTAAAGAATCCTGCTACCATCATAGCACCTTCTTTTGTTCTTATGAAAGCATTAGTTGAAGCTATAAGCATTGTGTTAACTTGGTTAAACCCTTGTGTAATTGTTACAACAGTTTTTTTAAATTGTTCGTTTATTGTTTTTTCTGCTTTTAAAATAGCTCTTAACATTAAATCAGGAGTTAAATCTCCTTGTTCTGCAAGAGATTTTAATCTTTCTATTGGTTGTTTAGTTTCTCTTGCTATTAATCTTAAAATTCCAGGTAAAACTTCAGAAATAGACCTAAATTCATCACCAGCTAACTTACCAGCTTGCAGAGATTGAGAAAACTGTAACAGAGCAGAACGAGCTTCGTGCATTGTTGCACCTTGTATTGTTAACAACTTACTGAACAGTACAGTTGATTTCATAGCTTGGTTTTGCGTAACACCCATTTTACTAGCAGCTAAATTTATTCTTGAATAGAAAATAGCCATATCTCTTAGTGGTTGCCTTGTTTCTATAGCAGCAGCAGTTAATTTATCAAATATTTCTGGAACTTTCCCAGCTCCGATTTCTTCAGGAGTAAGTGTTACTCTAATTCTGTTTTGTACCTCTTGTGCTGATTCAGCTAATCTACCAAATTCTCTAAGACCTCGTTGAACTATCATGCCAGCAGCAGCCACACCTAGACCTTTTACTAGAGGTGTTGCCTTTTGAGCAGCATTACCAAATTTTTGTAATACATTTGTGCCTTTAGAAGCTGACACATTCATCATTGCTATACCAGCAGCAGCTCCACCTAATCCAATAGTGCCTCCAGGGAATTGTCCTTGGACATGTTGTCGTGCACCTGCACTACCTCTATGCCTTAATCTGTTTTGTGCTGATATTAGTCTTTCTGTGGCAGTTTGAGTTCGTTTTATTGCTTGTGTTTGTTTGTTAATGTTATGAGTAGTGTTTCGAGTTGTTGATTGCAGTTTTTTTTGTTGAGAAACTAGAGTTTTAGACATGCCTCTAATTTCTTTATTTAAGTTTTTAATAGTTTTGTTCATTACCTCGAAGTTTCGGGTAACTTTTTTCAACGCATTTGTCATGTGCGTTGATTGTAATTTTAAACGGATTTCTATATCGCTAGCCATATCTTAAAAAGAATTCTTTACCACTCCTTTTCGTTCTCTTTTACGAATTATACCATAAAGTTTGTTAACTTCATCAGGAGTTAATTGTAAAACTTGTTCTAATGACCAACCATATTGAAAACCGAAGTAGTCAACAAGTTGCAGCAGAGCTAATCGGTTTCGACTGACTTCACCCCTAAAAAATGAGCCGTGACCTCATTTAGGGTAGGGAATTCTTCCATAGAGCAATTATCTAAAATCCATTCTATTGTCATACCTTCTTCTTGTGGGTTGGATTCTAATATTACAGTCATAACTTTTATAATTGTTTCAAAAGGTGCTTTCTCTGTAATTTCAGCTATATTGCCTGTAGAATTTTCTAGTTCTCGTATTTGTCTTAGAGTTGCTGGATTAACAACTATGTTTTTGTCTTTAATTTTGAACTTCACGAGCTTCCTCCTATTTTTGTTTAATAACTTGCAGCAGTATTTTGAAGCGTTGTTCTAATACTGTAGCTACTTGTAGTATCGTATTGTGCTTTACCTTCGTAAGCAGCAGTAATTCTGCCTGGTCCAGATATTGGATATGCAAAAGTTGTGTATCTTACATCTGGCATATCAAGAACAAGTTGGTTTATGTCAGCAGCCGTACCTACTGTTGCTCCAGTTACAGTTAATTTGAATGCTTGTAATGATTGGTCTCTAAACTTAGCTTCTTGTGCTTGATTTTCAAAAGATTGGTCTCCTTCAATTCTTACACTTCTAAAATCATTTCTTAGCAATCTTGCTTCGTTAGTTGAGCCATTTAAAGCCATGACACCTTCAATTGGGTTTTCTATTGTTACTGTAGCAGATTCAAATGTATCACTAGCACTACCACCAACTTGTAAAGAAATTTGATTCCATGTAAATGGGTCAGCAGCAATGTAACTTGGTGTGTTCTTTCCAGATTTTGTATAAGCTCTACCATGAAGTGTTGCAGTACAATTTACAATTTCTCCAGCTACCATCTCTATTGCTAGTGTGTGTATTTGTGCGTCAGCTATAGTGTAAGCACTTCCTACATTTTTATAAACTGTTACTGTATATGGTGGTAGGGTGCAATTTTCTGCAAACTCAGATTGTGTAGGTAAAAACTCATGACGATATGAAGATGTAACCAATGTTGATGTTACTGTTCCAGAAGTTAAAACGCCTCTTAAAAAATGTCCTAAATAAATAGGGTGAGGTTGAAAAACTATGTCTCCAGTTACATTGTTTACGCCTTCAACATCATTTGGACTGTCATAAACATTTCTAAGATTTTCTATTGTTAAAAGATTTTTGTTTTCAGTTAAAGATTCTGAGACAAAAGGAATATATACAGGAGAACTTGCAACTGGACTGCCAAAAGTTGTTTGTTTTTCTAAAGTTAAATATCCACCGATTCCGTATCCCATTACTCTTTATCTCCTTCGTCAGGTTTCTTATTAGTATTATTTATTTTTGATTGTTTTGCAAGTTTCTGAGAAACTAAACTTTCAGCAACATCACTAGGCACTTCTACTTCTTGTCCTTTGGTAGCAATTCCAATACCACTTACCTCTAATCCACTAACAGTCCACTTTATTTTTACTCTTTTATCTGACATTGTAATGATAAAGATACCCCTTTAAAGAATCCAAGTCCAGCAGTATTTTTTTGATTATCAAACTCTCCATTACCGAACTGCCAATACAAAACTTTATCATTAAGAGTCTTGTAATCTTTTATAACTTCTTTGACATTTCCTAGTAAAGTGTCTCTCCGACTTGCTCCGTCATAGTTCTCAAAACTAAATGTGTAACACCAAACTTCAATATCTAGCCCTGTAAGGTATGGACTAGTTCCCCCTATTGTTTCTGTATCTAATATAGTTTCATACGACATAAGATATATACCAATAAACGGACAACTATCTGGGTTAAGCATCATCTCTGGCTCTACTTGAATAGTATTGTCAGAAGTTCTAGCGTCTCCTTCCAGAATGCTTTTAATTTCTGTTTCTATCCCTAAATAATCTATAATTGCCATTAGTGTCTACCCCCGTTTCTTCTTTTATGTCTAAGCTCTTGTAATTGCTCATTCATGATTTCAATTTTCATTTCCATTTTCTCTATAATTCTTTCTGCCATATCTAGTCGCATATTTTGTTCTGCGTCATCTGGCAATGCTCCAAGCTCTCCTCTGGGCCATTTTATTCTAAACTCTGAATTCATTTCTTGTTGAATCTTGCTCATACCTTGCTGATGTTCCAAAAATGTAATTCTTTCAGTTAGTGCAAAATATCCCCATACAGCTATTGCTACAGCTACCATAATCTGTATAAACCATCTTAAATTGATTTGCATGCCTGTATTGTCGCCAATTTGTTTTTTTGTCATTATTTTGTAAATCCTCTT